TACAGATTCTTTAATGGGATCTTTACACTTTACAAAAAAGGGTAAAATTAAATTAAAAAATAAAAAAGAAGATTATAGTAAAAAAGGAAAATTTTTATTAATTAAATGATCCATGAACAAAAAAATATTCCTAGATTAGTTGATTTATCTAAATATCCATCTATGATTAAAAATAACAATTTAATTACAAAACCAAAAATAAAATGGTGGAGTATTAATAAAATTTTATTAGTTGGATTTTTATTATTTAGTATATTCTTTTTATGGAACTGTAAATATGGAATATTTAAAAGTCAAGAAGATATTTATTCAGTAATACCAATTACAACAAACTCAAAATAAATAATTTTAGTTTAATTCCGTTTATTTTTTATAATAAATTTAATTAATAATATTACAGAACAATGTCTGATAGTTCAGGTGAAGGTGGTACTAAAATTCAAAGAAGAAACGTTCAACAAATACCTGTGCAACAAATGAGTAACCAAATGCCTATTCAACAAATGAATGGTGGTGGTCCTGATCCCCGAATGATGCAACAACAAATGGGAGGTGGTCAACAAATGAGTAAAGAAGAAATGATGATGATGCAACAACGTCAACAAATGATGATGCAACAACAACAACAACAACAAATGCAACAAGTTCAACAACAACAAATGGCAAGTCATTATGCAATGGATAAACAAATTCCAAAAGGAATACTTAAAACTGGAAGTTATAATAAAGAGAATTTTAATTTTTCATTTAATAATGTAAATGTTAAAAACAGTATTATAGTTGTTGTTATATTTATTCTACTAAATTCAAGAATTATATGGAGAGCACTTTCTCGAATCCCCATGATGGGAACAGTTGAACCAAGTATTCTTGCACTTGTAGTAAATTCACTTATTGCAGGTATAGTTTTTTATTTTGTAACAACAAAGTTATCTAAATAACTTAAATAACAAAATTAAAAATAAAAGTTTATTTAAAGGATAGAATAAAATAAAAATTATAATTAAGTATAATGGAAACATTAACTTCAAAAGAAGAGTTATTAAAAGTAAAATTAATTGAATTTTATAAAGAACCAAAAAATTTAAATGTTTTACTTCCAATAATTTTACAACAAACTAAGATATCTCTTAGATCACTTGATTGGTTTGTTACTAATTATTGTAAAAAATACAATATTAATTATCTTCTTACTAAAAATGGAGAAACAAAAAACTATTTTCCATTTAAAAGTTATAAGTCACAACTAAAAGCATATTCAAAGAAATTTTGTGATCCTTTTTGTAGAAGAGAACGTGTTGTATTTGATTACCATAATAATGTTATTATAAATTTCAATCCTAATATAAAACTAGGTCATAAAGAGTATATAATTACAACAATTGGGCAATTAAACTTTTTCCGTTTTGCTATACAAGATAATATTATTGAATATGCAATGGAACATATTACAGACATTGAACATGATATGAATAGTACATTAAAAAAACGTGAAAATGAAAAAGAAACTAATTTTGTAAAATTAAGTAATATAAAGCGTAAAGAACTTAGTGTTCCAGGTAATAAGAGTGTTCATATAACATGTATTAGTGCAACTATTAAATTTGTCTAAAGGTTATTTATTTTTAAAAAAATAAAGTGATATTAAAAAATAAATTATTATAATACTAGATAGTAATTTATTATTTAATAAATTCGGTATGGGAAAATTTGATACACTTAGTCCTTTGAAGAAGTGGGTTGTGTCTAATAAATATTTTATAAAAACATCAGAAACAAAAGAAAAAAAAGCAGAAGCAACACATTTTTTATTGGATGGTGGTATTTGGAAGATACCTTTGGAACATTATCAAAATTTTTTACAATTATTAGCAAGTGATCTTAATAATGGTGAAAAACATTATATTTCAGAAAATAAAACACCTATATTCAAGTTTATTTGTGATTTAGATTTTTTTGAAGAATCTATTATTAGTATAACTCAAATTGAACATATTGTAAAAGTTATTCAAGATATTGTAAATGAATACTTTGGTGATCAACGTATTATTATTTGTGGTTCTGATTCTAAAAAAGTAACAAAGGATTCTATTGAACTTGTTAAATCTGGTTTTCATTTAGTATTTCCTAAATTATGGGTATCTGTTGAAACATCTAAAAAACTTCGTATTCTTTTTATTGAAAAACTAATTGAAACCTTTTCTGAACGTGAATCTTTTAATAAATGGGATGATGTTGTAGATCTCAGTGTTTATGAAGATAATGGATTACGTATGGTTGGTTGTCGTAAAATAGGAATCTGTAAGACATGCAAAAACAAAAAAGAAGCAAAATTAACTTGTGAGATGTGTGAAGGTGTAGGTAAGAAAGATGAGAATCGTATTTACAAACCAGTATCTGTATTACCAAAAAATGTAGAATACTTTAATTCAATTAAAAATGATTACTATGTTATGTTATTAGAGACAAGTATTTACAATTATGCAAATTTTGAAGAAACTAAATTAATTAAAGAACTTGTAGTTAATTTAAATTTAGTTTCAAAAAAATCAAGTAAAAAGAAAAGTGTTAGTAAAACAATTCATCTAAATGATATTGATAATAAAATTCAAAATTTTATTCATAAATATTATAAAGAACATTATTCTAAATGTAATGTAAAAAAAGTAACAAAGAATGATAATGATTACTATATTGAAATTGATGAAAATTTTTGTATGAATGTAAATAGAAATCATACATCATCAAATGTATACTTCCATATTAATTCTACTTGTATTCGTCAAAAGTGTTATTGTAAAAAGGAAACAACTGATGGACGTATAAATGGTATGTGTAAAGAATATGCTTCTAAAGAAATTCCATTAACACCTAGTTTTAAAAAAGCATTATTTGGAAATGAAATTATTACAAAGAAAAATAAAAGTTTAGTTAGTCTTAATGTTACTAAAAGTATGGATAAACAATCTTATTTAGAAAATTGTAAAAATATTTTACGTCAACTTAAAAATCAATTACTTTAATAATAATACATTTTTCCAAATTTTCCAACAGTAGCTAGTTTCTCTTCTAATTTTTTTTGTGCTTTATCTGCTTTTTCTTTTGTCTTTTCTGCTGCTTCTTGTACTTTATGTACTGCTTGATTTGATAGTCTTCCTGCAGCACCTGCAAGTGATGATCCTAAACTAAGTGGGTTAAATCCAAATCGTGTTCTTCTTTTTGGTTTACTTTTTTTCATTGATCGTAGCATACCCATTGCTTTTTTAAGACATTGTTTACGAAGTATTTCAGGTGATTTTCTTCCAATTTTTACTTTATAAACTTTACAAAGTTTATGGAGTTTACGAACTGATGCTGTATATTTTCTTTTACCAAAACTCATTTGTGGTTCTTTTGGTTTATTACATCCACAATCTCCAAAACGTGTTTTACGCCGACGACGTTTACCAAAACCCATACCTGCTGGTATTTTACCAAATTTATCACCTTGAGTAATATTTGATCCACATGAAGAACCAAAACGTGATTTTCTTTTAGATTTCATTTTACGACGAAGTTGTTTTTTAATAACTGAAAGTTTTTTTGGCACTCTTTTTTTACCTTTTTTAAGTGTTAGTTTAACATGATATTTCTTACAAAGAGTTCTAATTCTCTTTGTTGGTTTTTTAATCTTTTTTACTTTTTTTACTAAACGAACCATTTATTATAATTATTACAATTATTTTTATTTTTAATAAAATTAAAAAGTTAATTTAAAAATAAAAATAAATTAAAAATAACATTTAAAATAACATTTAAAATAACATTTAAAAATAAAATGAATAATAACTTTGTAAATGGAATTTATGAAAATAAAAATATCCATGATCCTAAAAATTACATTTATAATCCTGATTACAATCCACAAACATATGAAATAGAACAAGCATTTAAGAGATTACATCATTTAGGTGTTGATGTTTCAGATTTACACCAAGATTATAATAAAATTCCTTTAGAAAATATTGATTTAACAGCAATAGAAAAAGAATTACCTAAAAAATCAAAAGTAGTAAGTAAACATAATATTATAATAGATTCAAGACAACGTGATTACAGTATTTATCCAACTCCTAGTAATTACCTTGTAGATTTATCAGAACCTCATAGATTTGTTGAACGTATTGAGTTAGTTGCAGCAATGCTTCCTAAAACGGAATATAATATTAATTCTGAAAATAATCTAATGGTAGTTACAATAGATAATGTTACAGAGCAACTTTATTTAACACCTGGGCAATATCTTATAGGTTCAAATATTTATGGAAATGTAAATTATCAGGCAAATGGAACAGCAGTTTTTACAGGTCTTATGGCAGAAGTTCAACGTGCATTAAATACTCATACAAATTCTGGAAATGATTTTAATGTTTTTTTAGCAACAACACCTGCTTCAATGGGTGGAACAGGATCAAATAGTGCTATTTTAAATAGAATTGCAATAACAAATTCTTCAGTTTCTTTTTCAATTGATTTTACAAATGGAACATATTTAGCAGGAAGTCCATTTCGTGTATTAGGATTTAAAAAAGAAAATGTTACTTCTGTAACAACAAATGTTATTTATGGATCAGACAACCTTGGAACATGTACACAAACAAATTTAAATAATGAAACAACACATACAATTAGTATTAACAGCATACTTGCAGTTTTTGATTATGATCTTAAAGATGATCCTCAATATCTTATTATGGAACTTGAATTTGGAAATAGAACAGCAGAACGTATTGAAAGTGCTGATATAACTACTAATCAAAAATTTGCAGTTATAATATATGATTCAAATGAACCAGATAATATTCAAAATTATAATTATACAACAACAGTAGGTGGAAATGTTCAAATTGGTGCATCAAGAGCACCTGGTCGTTTAAAGGCATTAAAGGGTAGTGATTTTGATAAAAAGATAGTTACATTTAATCCACCAATTACTTTAGAAAATTTTAAGATTTCATTTTATAAGTATGATGATACCTTTTATAATTTTAATAATAGAGAACATCTTTTAACATTTGAAATTGATGTTGCTGATTATGATCCAAGTTACCGTTACTAATAGTTTTTAATCATTTGTTAATGATTTTTAATTTAATTTTATTATTAAATAAAAATAAAAGTTTAAGTTAAAACAATTTAATGCGTAAATTTTCAAAATCAGAGTTAATAAAAGATCTTCGTAAAATAAATGGTACTAAAAGAAAAAATAATTTTGGAAATAATAAAGATCAAGAAGAAGATCAAGAAGATCAAGAAGAAGAAGAACAAGAACAGGTATTAGTAAATAAAATTTCTAAAAGAGTAAAACCTAAAAATAAATCAAGAATTAAAAGAGCACTTTATGGTGCATTAAAAGCAACTGGAATGAAATTACTTGATATTACAGATTATACATTTAAAAAAATAATATCCATGACAATAAAATATGTTGGACCAATTGTTTTAACAGCAATTCTTATAAGATACCGAGAACCTATTGCTAAAAAATTATTTTCACGAGAAGATAAAGAAAAATATGATAAAGTAGCAGGAGTTGTTGGTAAGGGTGCTGAACGAGTTGGTAATGTTGTTAATGGTGGTAAAGATTTTTTAAGAGTTTAATTTTTAAAATTTTTAAATTTTAACAAAAAAATAAAAGATTTAAGAATTTAGTTATAATAATAATTAACTAAAATCTTCATTAAATTAATTTGAATTAAAAATGAATGTTTCATTTTGTAATTCAAATGCATTTAAAATTGATTCTGTCGAACTTAAAGAAAAAGTTTATATTGAATGTGAAAAATTATTTAAAACTACATTGAAACGTGAAAATTCAAGTTCTTTAAACTCAAGTTTTTATTTTCCAGGTCCTCAACCTGTTACTGTAGAATTAAAAGATATTCCTAAACTTAAAAATAATTATATGGTATGCGAAAAAACGGATGGTGAAAGGAGCATACTTTTATTAATTAATATTGATAATAAACCTATGTGTTTTATTATCAATAGAAATAATGAACTTTATTTTACTGATCTTTCTTTTAAAAAAGAAGTTTTTGAAGGTAGTATTTTTGATGGGGAACTTATAAAAACAAATAAAGGAACTTGGAATTACCTTATTCATGACTGTATGTGTTACAATGGAACAAGTTTTTTAAATATTAGTCATGATTTACGTTATGCTGCAGTAATTGATTTTATATTAAAAAGATATATTAATAAAGAAACTGATTGTTTCAATGTTAAAACAAAAATATTTTATAAATATGGACCAGAATTAAATAAAACATGGGAACATATTAAAAAAACTACTGAAAATAAAATTGATGGTTTAATTTTTACACCTGTTGATCATAATATAATATTTGGACGTGATTATGATCTTCTTAAATGGAAAGAAGAACATACTATGGATCTTTTTGTTAAAAAGGAAAACAAAAAAATAAATTTATATTTTCAGAAAAAATCTGATTTAGTACTTTATAAAACTCTTTCAAAAGAAAATGAAAAAATAATTACACTTACAAAAGAACAATTAAAAAATGGTTGTATAGTTGAATTTAAATATGAAGATGATTTATTTAAAGTTTATCGTGTTCGTACTGATAAAAATAAACCAAATGGTGAAATTACTATTAAAAATACTATGATAAATATTGAAGAAGCAATTACTATTGAAACTTTGTGTAACAAACAACTTCCTGAAATTACTATAGATTCTTTAAAAATAAATTAAAAATAAATTAAACTTTTTTTATTTTTTGAAGATCTTTTTTAAGTCTTTTTAAACTAATCTTTTTATAATTACCTTTACCTTTACCTTTTGTTCTTCTTCTTCTTCTTCTTTTACCAAATTCATTAGATGTATGTTCTTGTTCTTCTTCTTCAGGTTCTTGTTTATCTTTTAATTCTTTAATTTTGTTTGTTATTATAGTTATCTCTTTAGCAACTTTTGTTTTTGCTTTTCTTGTTATTTCTGGTGAGTTTAATTTTTCTTGTGCTTTACTTAATTCTTCAGTTAATTCCATTAATTTTTGTCTTCTATTTTCTGCTTTTTTTAATTTTTCCTGTGCTTCTTTTATTTTTAGTGCTTCTTCTTCACTAAGTTCATGACCTTCTTCAAATGAAGATTGAGCACTCTTAAATTCTTGGTCTGCTTCTTCTACATCATTATTAGTTTCTTGTTCTGCATTTTGTAAAAGTGCAGGTATTGTTGCCATTGCTTTATCAATAACTGGTCCAATCATTGGATCATTTCTAGCAGTTCGTAAAGTTTCACTTGCATCTGATACTCTTTGAAAAAATCCTTTTCGTGATTGTTCAGCAAGTCTTTCTTCTTCACGACGTCGTTCATCTTCACGGCGTCTTTCTGCTTCTATATCAAGTATTCTGTTTCTTATACGTTCCTTTTCTGATTCAGATTCTGCATTTTTTAATGCATTATCTAGAACTTGATCTTCTCTATTTCTACTTAATATAACTGGGTCAGTATTTGATGCTGGTTTAGGTGGTGCAGGAAGTGCTTCTTTATTTCTTGATGCTCTAGCAAGTAAAGAATTGTAATTTTGAAATTTTTCTGGATTTGCTTTCATATGTTTATGTCCTTTATATGCTATAAGACTTAATCCAACTGCTCCTGCAATACCTGCTGCAATTTTAATTTTTTTCTTATGTTTTTGCCAAAAGGTTTCTTCTTTTTCTTTTTCTTTTTCTTTTTCTTTTTCTTTTTGTTTAATTCCAAAACGAGTTCTTTTCATTTTTCTTCTAATTTGTTTCATAAGAACTGTTTTTGTTTTAGGTACTCTTTTACCATTACGTTTAACAGATAACTTTATTTTAAAACGCTTACATATTTTCTTAAATTTTTTAGATAAAGTCATTTATTAATTATACTAAATATAATTATTTTATTTAAAATTATAAATAATTAAATTTTACGAACTTTATTTAAATCTTTATAAAGTATTCTTAAATTTAATTTCTTTTTACCAAATCTAGAAGTTCTTTTAGTACCTTCTGGTAAAATAAGATGTGCACTTTCTTCAGCATTTTGTCTTTCACGTTGATGTGGTGGTGGTCTTGGTACACGTGGGGGTGGTGGTGCTGAAGGTGGATTTGGACCACCTAATACTCCCCCTGCCCCCTTTCGAAACCCTGCTCCAGCTGCTTGTGCTACATGAGCAAGTCTACCTTCATTAGATTCACCTAATGCATCAACTGCTTCATTAACTGCTTCATTAACTACTTCAGGTATTTGTCTTCTAACATTTGCACCTGCTACATCTGCTAATCCAGGTATTTTTCCTTTTATATTCTTATCTGCTATATTTACTGCTTCATTTACTAATCCTGGTATTTGATTTCCTACATGAACACCTGCTACATCTGCTAATCCAGGTATTTTTTCTTTTATATTCTTATCTGCTGCATTTACTGCTTCATTTACTAAATATGGTATTTGATATTGTACATTAAGACCTGCTTCATTTACTGCTCCATTTACAACTGAATTTATTTCAGATTTTATTTTCTTTTTATTTAAACCATATATAAGAGCAAGTGCTGCTGCACTACCTGCTGCTGTTACAGCACCATTAAAAAATTTTTTTAAAAGTTTTTTAGAATACTTTTTACGTTGAGTTGGTTGTAAATTATTAACTTCTTTAATATCTTTTTTAGATGGAATTGATTCTTTAATATCTTTATTAAGATCTTTTTTAATTTTATTAAGTGCTTTAGTTTTATCAACTTTACTTATTTTACCTTTTTTAATTTCAGACATTGATTTAAATTAATAAACTTACTTATTAATTTAAACTAATTTTTTTATTTTTATCAAATTTTAATTTTAATTCCTTTTTTTACATACGCCGACGAGTTACCCGACGCTTACGGGAAACTTTACGAGGACGACCTACCCGGCGAGGACGACCTGCCTTTTTAACACCCTTCCGACGGTAACGACGACGACGACCGAATGCTGCCTTTGGAGATGAACCCATCATTGCACCACCCATTGTTGTAGCATTCATGCATGGACTGGGGAAGAGACCAGTGCTGTTGGCACCAAGAACACCACCTCCATTGGAGCAGAATTCATAACCCATAGAATTGCTTAGGGGTGGGTTAGATCCGAAATGGTACTTACGGTACCGAACCCGCCGACGTTTACCGAATGCTGCAGGTGCTGCTCGGCGTGCTGCCATATATGCTTTTGCTGCATCTACTCGTCCCTTAGCATAGTCACGTGCTGCACCTGCTTGGCGTGATGCTTTACCAGTTCCACCTAGGGTAATGTATCCTGCACGACGTGCTCCTGCAAGTGCAGCACCAGTTAGTGCAGCACCTGCTAGTGCTCCATATACTCCACGTCTTTTACGAATGTGTGCCATAATCCGTTGTCCACGTGTAAGACGAGTAGGTGCTACTGGTACGGAACTCATGCTACGAACTTTGCGATGTGCGGCATGACGATGTTTAACACCAAAATGTGTTTTACGAGAACCAAACTTGGATGCCCGTTTAATAAGTGATCGGATTTTACGAGCAAGTTGTTTCTTAATAACAGCGCTGCTTTTTCGTACCCGACGAGAACCTACTTTCTTAGTACATTTAACATGGTACTTCTTACAAAGGGATAGAAGAGTACGAGAAACTGCTTTCTTAGATCCTTTACGTCCAACCTTTCTGCGACGAGTTGTTCGTTTACGACCGAATCCAAAAAAGTTAAATGACATTTTGTTTGTATATTCTTTAACGAAGAAATTAATTTTTGGTTAAATTAAAATTTAATTAAAAATTAAAAATTAAAAATAAATTAAAAATAAATTAAAAATAAATTAAAAAAATAAAAATTTTACTTTTTTAATTTAATTATTTTGAAATTTTGATTTTAACGATCCTTACCTTTTTTAATATTTTTTATCTCGCACAATTTGCACGATAAAGTCTTCTTATTAATTCCATTGCTTGTTTATGATTATTTTTTTTTTGTGATCTAAAATTTGAAATTCTTTTACGACCAAAATTATATACCTGTTGAGAAGAAAATTTATTTTGACCAACTGCATAAGGAACAACACTAAAATGTCCAAACTGTGTTCGCTTACGACCAAATTTTGCAGCAGCAGCAGCAGCAGTTGCTTCTTTTGCAATTTCTGCACCTTCTACTACATTTCCTTGAATCGCTGGTGCTATTTGTTCTTTAATTTCAGTTCCAACTTTATGAACCTGTTCTAATTGTGCTTTTGCTTTTTTAGCTTCTTCAAGACTATGAATACCTGTTGTATCTTTAACAGTTTGTGCTGCTTTACTCATTGCTTCACCTCCTTTCTTTAATGCTGCTGATGCTTTATCACTTTGTTCTTTTGCTAATTTAATATATTTTGCTTTATCTACAGCATTTTTTGCTTTAGATGCCATATCAGCAAATTTTTTAGCAGATGCTGCTGCTGACACTGCTGCTGACGCTCCCATTTCTGCAGCACCTGCTGCTATTGTTGCTGCTCCTGCACTTACAGATGCTGCTAATGCTGCTGGACCCATTATTGCTGCTGCTGCTGCTCCACCTGTTGCTACTACAGCAAGAGCACCTAGAGTACCAGCAAGAATTTTATGTTTTCCTACCCATGCCTTAAAACCACCTTTCTTTTTTTCACTTTGTATTACTTTTTCACCTACAACTTCTAATTGAGCATTAGTGGGTTTAGAATCTTCACCAAAATGAGTTCTTCTTGTTCTTCTTGTTCCTTTTACACGCTTGGTACTATTAACACGTTTTGTACCCTTTTTAGACTTTTCTATTTTAGATTTAATTTCTTTTAGAAGCACACATAAAGTTTTTTTAATTCTTTTATTTCCATTTTTTCTTGTTAAACGAACTGAATACTTTTTACAAAGTGTTTTAACCTTTAATGGAATTTTAACAGTCATTAATATTAATTACATTTAAGTAATATTTTTATTTTTTCTAAAAAAAAATTATTTAATGAATATTTTTCAAATAAACAATTTACTTTATCAAGATCCATACTTTTTATACTAAAAGAATCAATTTGGTAATTATAATTTTCATTTTGTCTAAAAAGATTACGTGAAGTTTTATAATCAAATTCTTGTGGAACATCTATTTCAAAATTATCAATTGAATTATGCTTTTTAATAAGTCTTAAAGCATTAACTGGACCTACTTTAGGTATTGTACTAGTATAATCACATCCACAGAGAATACATAAATCTATAAAAGAATCATAAGTTAATTCAAGATCTTTTAATATAATTTCAAGATCATATAATTTATCACCAAAAATAACTTTAGTTGCACCAAATGTTAAAGAATCTGTATCTTCACTAACAACATAATCAACTAAACCTTTCTTTTGTAAATATGCACAAGTTTCTTCAGATTCTGAAATTGCCTGTAAAAATGGAATTCCTAAACATTCTAAAAATTCCATAACTTGATCAGAATGAAATTTTTTAACTATAAGTATATTTTTTTCTATATTTCTTATTTGATTATTCAATTTTTTAATTTCTTTAATTTGTTCATTTTCTTCAACATTTGTTTCATCTTCATCATTTATAAACTCATAAACATCAATTTTTTGATCAACATTAATATTATTCCTTAAAGTTGTAAGTTCTTCTATCCTTTCTTTCATTTTTACACGTGTATCATTTCTTTTATCTAAAGTATTCTTTTTAGCATCAGGTGGTTTACCATCAAATATAAATATAGGTATAACACCTCTTTCAAGTAACTCAATTACTTTATATAAAAATCCTTGAATATGAAAGTTGTCTTCTTGATACATGTAACGATACTTGTATAACAGAATACTTGAATCAATTGCTATTTTTCGATTATACAGACTTGGTTTATCTGAAATAGCATTTGGAGCATGTTTTTGTATAATCTTTTTTAAATTTTTTATTCCCATTTTCAATTACTTTATTAATGTAAGTCTCTTTAAATTAATTTTTAATAAATTAATTATTCGTCAATAAATAAACAAACATTAACCTTTTCTTTTTTTGGTATAAATTCTTGTTTTTTTTCTTTTACTTTTTCTTTTACTTCTTCTTCTTCTTCTACTGGTAAAAATAAGCATTCATTAATAATTAATGTATTTCCATTATTATTTTTAACAGTTGGAGTACGTTTCTTTCTTTTTTCAGAACGAATACGATATTCTTCATATTCTTTATTTGAATCAACACCCTTTTCACGACCTTCCAGAACAGTATCCCAAAACTTTTTCATTTTTGGAAGTTCGCGTGCAAACCATTCACGATCACGTTTTACTTCAACAATATTAATGATATAATCATTGTCACTATTACCTGGAATAAATTCAATAAAGTGTCCTATTTCAAGATCACAAATTTCTAAATTTAAAAGAATTTGAGATAGATAATGATGTGGAACTTCACCCATAACAATTTTACGACGTAAAGGACATTTTACTTCTAATAAAATACCATCTTTTGTAATTCCATCAGGAGATCCACCTAACCATGGATAATCTGGATGAATAAGTAATCCAAATGATAGAACTTCTTTACCTTTTATTTCAGAATAT